AGCAAAGTTCATCTTGAGTATATACAAGCTGAAACTTACTAGCGCCGCTGGCGAGTTGTTTTCCGCTTTAAAGGATTTACTACCCTTTACACGGAAAGCATTAGCTAACGACTATCTGCTTTATCAGTACGGGATCGCGCCGCTTTTTGGAGATATTCAGGGAGCAGCTGAGCAATTAGCTGATTACCTGATTAAGACTCCTCCGACGTGGACCCGAAGTAGGGCGGTTACGCATGGTAAAACGACGAATTCGCTTTCAGCTTTTCCATACAGTGGCAGCTCATTTACTGAGTATACCATTGAGGTTAAGATGAAGGCTTATTTTACGTTTAATCCAGGCTTAACTGACCTTCTCGAACAGCTGGGATTCACTAACCCAGCGAACGTTATTTGGGAGCTTGTTCCATTTTCTTTTGTAGTCGACTGGTTTATTAAAATCGGCGACTATTTAAATTTAATGGTTCAGTGCTCCAACTTAACGGTCCAATCCGTGTCACGAACAGTGTACATAACTGAAACTGTACGCTGTGATATGGCTACGGTTGATGGCAGCTCTATTGACTCAGAGGTGAAGTGCGGTTATGGAAGTTATCAACATATGAGGAGTAGCACGTACGTGTATAGGGAGATTATCCCTATTCCGCCCTTGCCGCTTCCCACATTTAATAACCCCATATCCAAAACTCACATCGCTGAGGCTCTGGCGCTGATACAGCAGCTGGTAGGTAAGTAAATAACCAAACCTTGCCGATATCAGTTGTACGTAAGTCCATAAGTAAGGAACCAGATGAGCGCTTTTGCTCCCATCTCGCTGGATGATGGCGTTTCGCCAACACCGAATACGCACACATTCAGTCCCAGTTCCATCGATCCCGCAGGAGTCGCTCGCTATTTCGAGAATGACGTTGCTACCGTCTTAGACGGTCGTAATGCCATCTCGATTGGCGTGAAGCTCCCAAAGGCCGGTGGACAGGTCGCGCGTGTGACAATGAAGGTTGTCATTCCCGTGATGAACGACGACACTCCTCCGCTTAAAATCGGAGAAGTGATCGGCAACGTGGAGTTCGTACTGCCTAAAAACAGTACGATCGACCAACGAGCCGACGTCCTCGCTTACACCGCGAATTATCTTGCGGATGCTAGCGTGGTCGCCGCCGTTACAGAGCTTGAATCGGTTTATTAGCCGGTTTTAGCCCTGGGCTTAGCAGCCATTCCATTAAATCTTTAGATTACTGGATATCACGATGACAACTATAGTTGTTGACGCTTCGACTGATTCAGTCGTTAGATCGTTCCTCCACGCTCTCGATTGTCCGAGATCTCTGGCTATCTGGATTATGTACTCTAATAGAGAACATGATCAATTGATAGCCTTTGAGACTAAACCCGAAGACTATCTCGGGGCTCATGACTTTCGGGACGCCTATCTTGCTACCTGTTTTCTATCTAAGTCTAAGTTTCTTACCACGAAAGTGGATAAGAAGCAAAAGGCTCTTGATAAATTTCGGGAAAGCGAAGTTAGGTGCAGAGAAATCAATAAAGATTCTTTCCGAACCGCTTACTTAAAACATAAGCGGTTCGAGTGGATCCATAATGGAGCCGCTCGTAAAATCGGTCAGATCCTTGGAGATTTCAACGACGAGGAGTTGTACGATCTAAGTAACTGGGGACCTGGTGTAACTCAAATTTTAAAACGAGACACCAGTGCTACCAATAAGTTCCGTTTCGAAAACGGGATAACGCGACATCTCCATGACTTTATGAGCAGCCATGTTGCAGCTGCATATCCTAATTGGGATTTAACGAAAGTTACTTTCCAACCAGGTAATAAAGTCGTGACTGTCCCTAAGAATTCTAAAACGGATCGTACCATCGCCATTGAACCCGGATTAAATCTCTGGTTTCAAAAAGGTGCTGGGAATATGATCCGCAAACGACTTCTTAGGGTGGGTTTAAACCTGAACTCGCAAGAGAGGAATCAGCAGCTTGCAAAAGCTGGTAGCATTTCTGGTAAACTTGCTACAGTAGATTTCTCTAATGCGAGCGATTCGATTAGCATATCAACCGTTGAGGCTTTATTACCTCCCGTTTGGTTTGCTTTTCTTAACGCTTTCAGGTCTAAATTCGGCTCCCTTGATAAGCACCAATTCTGGTATGAGAAGTTCTCCTCTATGGGGAACGGATTCACATTCGAATTGGAAAGTCTGATATTCTTTGCTATCGCTGTAAGTGTTGTTGAGTACTTACAGCTAAATACAAAGGACGTCAGCGTTTATGGGGATGATGTAATTATCCCCATAGAAGCTTATCAACTATTCCGCGAGATAAGTGCTATCTATGGCTTCATCGTTAACGACCAGAAGAGTTTCTCAACTGGAAGTTTTCGTGAAAGCTGTGGACATCACTATTACGCAGGAATAGACTGCAAACCTTACTTTCTCAAAGAAAGGGTCAGAACAGAGCTAGACCTTTACCTTGCCGGCAATAGCATCCGC